TTAGGGTTATCACAGTAGGCAAATTTCAGATCCTCGTCTTCAGATTCTACTTGTGCACTCTTTAAAGATCTATAGAATACTCCATTTATACTCTGTGATTTACCGTAGTCATCGTAGCTTGGATGAAAAGAGTCTAATACTACATCTACTACTCGGCCATAGACAGTAGCAGGTGCTTTACTAGCTCCACTAGAGCTGCCACCTCCGCTACGAGATTGATTTAAACCAAGGTTAAACGCCATCCTCTTCTGCTTCTTCTTCTGATTGTACTTCTTCTACTTGCTGTTCTAGAGCTTCTGATTCCTCTAAAAGGTCTTGAAGGTCTGAAAAGTCAAACTCTCCTCCGTCTCCTTTGGCTTGTGCTGTTTCTATACGTTGAATTACCGTCGCTAACTTAATCAAATGCTCGTCATTCTTTACTCCTATCTCCATATATTCCTTTATCATAGGAACAATGAGAGTAGCGTCTCCGATGTTTTCTATAAGGGGTTTTAACTCTCCGATGAGAGCTTTAACCTGTCCTTTAGTTTCTTTAGAGTTGTCGTATATTTCACCAAAGAGATCAGATAGAGTCTTTCCTGAAAATATTTCTTTATCTAAACTCATAATAAAATAGTTTATTATAAATAGACTTACAAAGGATTATTAGATAGTAGGCCTTGGTCGTAGTAGTATTGGTACCTTCTTATCCATTGCTCTTTAAGTATTGAAATAACTCTTGTAAGGTGGGGTGTTTCACAATCAGTCATTTCTCTGATGTAAATGTAGAGGGCTTTCTTTTTAAATAAGTCTAAATCGTGACGGGTTCTAAATATTGTTAGAACAGCATCTGCTATCTGCTTATCGGAATCTTTTATAAAATGCTCATCTAACTCTTCATACATTTCTTCCACCCATTCGTCTAAAAACTTTGCCAAAGTTTTACCAGAGGGAGAGTCTAAATCTAAATCTTCTTCGAAAGAATCTTCAATATCTGAGAAAGAACCTATCTGTTTTAACCTCTTATAGTTCTTATTATTATAATTTATTAACCATCTTTTTACTATAGTACCAAAATACGAGTATGCTTTTGCTCCATTAGTTGGATCAAACTTCATAATCTTCTCTTCTAATAGTACTGAGACTATTTCATGTTTTAAATCTTCTATCTGATCAACATCTGTATAGTAAAACTTAAAAGTGTGTATTATATTTTCTGCTAACTTATAGAACGGGATATATATATGGTCCGTAAAAATTTGATTACGGTATTCTTGATCTGTTGAAGTATTATATTTTTTAATATACTCTTCTGTCTCTGAAGTAAAGTAGTTAGCTTTGGATCTTTTCCTTGCCATAATTTTCTGGGAGCATGTATCGGTTTAGCTCGTCTTGTACGTATTTCATTTGTTCGAAAAAATAACCGACCTCATCATCTGACTGAAAGACCCCTCGTTCGTCAAGTTTCTCTAGGTGCTTTTGACCTTCGCCTACGGCGTTTGATATATTTTGTAAGTATTGTACTTGGTCACGTACAACATCTTCGTACTTTTCTACTTTTTTGAGTAGGTTTCTAAGAATATAAATAAAAATTAATAGAATAACAACTAAAACTCCAATAATAATCTGTAAAGATATCATATTTTTAATTCTGGGTATAAATTTTTTATTTTATTTAGTAGAAAACTGCCCCATGCTTGGTGGGAGTCTGATAACCAATGGTTATTTTTAGCTCGTTTTCTTCCTTGTTCTTCATTAAATTGATCAAAACTAATGTCAACACTCTTATCTGTTATATTACCTAGATCGATTGTAGACGGTATAGTATTACTAATAATATAAGGTATGTTAGTCAGACTTAAAACTAGATTAGCATATTTTATTAAATTTTTTTGTCTTTCTACTAAATTGTAATCGGAAATACTTACTTCTCTATGAAATTCTAAGTAACTTTTAAGGTTTTTATTTTTGACTTGTAGTTTATCTAGTAAAAAATCAGGATCCCATTTTACATCTATATCTAGCAGTTTATTTTCATACTCTATTGTAGTTCTTGACTGGCCTGAGAGGTTTAAGAGTATAAAGTCCGGTTTACTGTTGCTTTCCAAGTAACCTACTAGGTTAAAAATAATCCGTTCGTTAGATGCTCCACTTATACCTAGATTAACACATTCCATCTTAAGTTTATTTGCTATGAAAGTAGAGAAATTATTAGCTCTCCTGTAATCTTGTACAGTATTTACTAGCTTATCATAATCTGGATGGTGATTATCGAAAAATGTTAAACCTATTTCTTCTTCTAAATCTACCCCTAGGGTGTTACTACAGCCAACGGATAGAAGCTTTTTCATTTTAAAGATTCTTTAACATGTTTGTAAGGCCTTCCGAAGAATTTACACGTTTACCGGTAGAAGAAGCTGTCTTTTGTGCTTTTGGAGTGGATGAACCGCCATTTTTCTTCCACATATCGTATTCTACCTTGGAGGCTAAGAAGTCTGCACTATGAAGTACTGAAATAATAGAGGTTTTCTGTCTGGATGATTCAACATGACTAAAAAAGTACGCTTCATTAGCTTTATCAAATACGCCATCATGACATCTGATAGCTAAAAACTCCTTCTGACTAACCTTTATACCAAATTTCTGTAAAATAAACAGTGAACGGTCTGGGATAAGCATAAAATCAAGATCAGGATTAAAAGTATACATCTCTGATAGCTTATCTTGCCGCCATTTATCAGTCTGAGGTATATAGTTAGGTTGTTCTCCATCGCCTAGTTTACCTAAATCGTGAAATAATGCGGCAAAGACTAGTTCTTCTTCGGTGTAATCTACATTTCCACCCATCTCTTGATATAACCTTGACTGTTTTACCGCATATTCCACTACCCTATTAACATGATCGACATATCCACCGGCAAAAGCACTATGGTACCAAGATTTTCCACTAGCAGGAGCCATTACGTAAGTATCTTCCATGTGAGAGATCATCTCTTTAATAGAATCTTTACGGTCTCCTATGTAAGTATCTACAATCTTAAGATGCTTTTGGTAGTTAGCTTGTATTTTTTCCGCCGATAATGACATATTAGATTAATTTTATAGTTTATATTATATATTATTATATTTATCTATATATATTTATATACTTATATATATTTTATTAATATATAAATTAAGATAATGATTATTTTTCAAAGAATCAACTATTCTACAATAATTTTCAAAAAATTATAAGATTTTCCGATAGATTTACTACCTGCCTCCCAAAATACCTCTGGCTTTATGTATATAGTATCGTTTTTATACTCTATAGGTACCGGACCAACTATTCTTTTACCGTATGCTGTATTTTCTCCTTTTTGCGAAAGGTATACTCTTGATGATTGAACTATAGGAATCTCTTCGTATCCTGTATCTATCATATCATCCGTATAGAAATTAGCTTGGACTATCGAAGAACCGTTATACCAATACCATGGATCTGTAAGAGTAGATAAAATTTCAATATTGAACCTCGGGCTATACTCTCCTCCCCAATGGAGTTTAACATGGTAAAAACCGTTGTTATCTAATTCACCATCTAAGATAAACTGAGCATCACAATCACCATCTATGCAGGTAGGCGGATCGAGGTCTTGTTCTGTAGTGCAGGATACAGCAAGCACCATTGAAAGAAGAAGAAGTATTCCATAAATAGAATCTTCACCGTTTACTGCAACGTATGAAGTGATTTGACGCAACATCCATACTGCTATGAACGCTAAAATTGTGATTGTAAATCCGTAAATAAAACCTAATAACATAACCTTAATTTTTATTCTATAAATATAAGAAAAATAAATGGAGGAGGCAACTGTTTTTTAAAAAAGCTTTAGCTCGCCGCGCGAAACGCGCAAGTTGTCCCGCGATTTTCATATACTTTTTATCTAATATAAGAACTTTATATCATATATGCAACCTTATCCTTAGAAAATACCAGTAAATCTATATACCTCTTTATCACCGCACACTTTTCATACTCTTCTAGAGACTCGTAATACATCCTTAAGTAATTCAGACACTTGTTTACTTTATTCTTATCGAAAGACTCTCCTATTTTATATACCGTATCAAAACTAGAACTATCAATACGTTTGAGGTAAGAGTATAGGTTATTGAGATACTTATACTTTGTTATTTTTCTTACCTTTGCATAATCTTTAGCATACTGGCGAGAGTACATCATATCCATTATATTATAGTTCTCTATACCTCTCACCACCATACCCATAAGAACAAATGGGTTCTTTAAGGCATCTTCTAATCCATGCTCTTTGTATATCGCTTCATCTCCTTGTTCGAAGATACTGA